AACTGATATTTCGCATTTTGAAATTTCAAAATATAACGCCGAATATCAAGAAGCAGTGAAAAATGCTATAGATCAAGGAGTTATTATTCTGCCGATTGTTATTAGTTGGACAAATGAAGGTGTTGCATTATTTGTTACTGACAGTTTGCCTTTCTTGACGCCACTATAACTTAATTTACATATTAAAAAGGGCGCAAAAAAAACAACGTATAATTATAATATAAATATTATACTTTATATTATACACAATACATAACAGTAATGGAGATAGATGAACTATTAAGCGCTTTAAATAATGAAAACAATGAAGATATTGTTGATTTGGATTTTTCTACCATTGCGACAAACAAAAACAAGATATTACAGCAATTAAATTTAAAAAGAGCAGATTTAATTATTTTTCAAAAAAAACTAAAGGAATACCGGTTTATTGATGATATAAAAGATTTAAAATTCGGATGTTATATTCGGTGGATATCATTGAAAAATCCAGAGCATATAAAATTAACAAACGGCGGTATTATATGTGATATGAAAGAAATTAATGACGATATTCATATACGATGTAAAAATAATATGAATATGATTTTTCAAATAAAATTATCGGAAGTTATATTATTTCAAAAACTAACAAATCAAGAGAAAATTATTTTGAAGGCGATGAAATATCTGGAATAATACAATTTAAAAATTATAATCTCTCTTTGTTTTCATATTTATTCCCTCTTTTCTTTTTCCCATCATTTTTCTTTTTCCCATCATTTTTCTTTTTACCATCATTTTTCTTTTTCCCATCATTTTTATTCTTCTTTATAATTTCTGTTTGATTATTTTCAATGATAGAATTATCAACTGATTTAATAACATATGATTTATCGGAACTTGATTTTTTCATCATACAATCTTTTGCGATTGTTTCACCTGTTTTCTTTAACAAACTATCTTTAATGATTGGTAAAAAATTAATTAGATAGTTTGATAAAGCATGACCCCAATAAGCACAAGACGTCCCTTGTACATTTCCAATCATTTTCATAATTTGTTTAACAAAATGGTTACTTGAAACATTAAACATTGTATTTGTTAAACATTCGGTATTATTTGTTACTACTGCACCAGGAGTTATATTCAATATATCAAAGATAGAATGATATTCTTTATAAATGGAATTACCTTGATAAAATCCAAACGCATTTGCGGCCTCATAGACACTTAAGTATGGGACACTAATTTCATTAGACATCGTTAAACCAAATAAAAAATTAGGATGCATACATTGTGCTGTAATATTGATTAACCCGCTTCGTTTTTTATGTTCCTTACGACGTTTTATGAAAGTAGGTATAACCATATGCGTTAAACGACTTTGGACAATGGTTCCAGTTGCGATAACATCCCTAATGTAAGCCGGATCCATTTCATGATAAGGGTTCCATCCAATCCGATGACCGACATTATTTACTAGAACTGCTAAATCATCACCAATGACATCAAATGCTTCTTGTATTTCTTGAAAAAAATCATCCTTAAATGCATCTCTAAAATCCTTATAAATGACCTTTGTTTTTACAGATGGGTATTTTTCATTAATCACGGCAGTAGTATTATCAGTGCGCTTAGAACCAATTAATAATAAATTAAACCCTCTTTCAGCAAAAGAAAGGGCAATATCATAACCTTGACCACTAGAAGCCCCAGTAATAACAACCCAACTTCCAGAACCATATCTCTCTAACAAATTTTTCTCTTTTAATAAAAAATATTTGCGAAATCCCTTTATACCTTGAATAATAAGTAATAAGAATTGAAAAATAATAAGTGTTAATAATACGGAAAACAGGATAGCAACTTTTTTATTATACATTTTCATCAAACCGAAATAGTATATTATATACCAATAATACGTTATAATAGAATTTATAACGTATTCGTTATGTAAAAAATAATAAAAAATTATTACTTTATTTTAACAATCTTCAACTTCCTAGTGCCTTTTTTTGGATTTAATTTTGCACCTTTTTTACAGTTGAATGTAAATATTTTTATATTTTTTTTAGTAATCACACTGTTCTTACAAATACCAATTGCTCTACCTTCGCCTTCACTTTTGCTTTTGTTGTTTTTACTATTACTTTTATTTTTATTCTTACTTTTACCTTGAACTTTTTTAATACATCTACACAATTTTTTGGCTAATATAGAATGAACTTTATTTTTTATAGCATTATTTGTTAATGTTGAATAGCCAATATCATAATAGTTTAAAATATTTTTATAATCTTTAATTGTCATTTTATGTAAATTTATTGTTTTATTCTGTTTATTATTACGTAAAGGCATTTTGGTGATGTTATAGTATATTAATTATATATATAATATTATATGTTTAAAAATATCATTAATCACACAATCAGTATAAACCGATATTTGTTTTTTTCAATTATATCATTGATATTAATCTTAATTTATATGCGTAATAATATATCACTCTATATTAACAGAACACTCGCGAATATGAAGGTTATAAAAAGTAACAAACCATATAAAGTGGTTGTATTTGATTTAGATGAGACACTTGGTTATTTCACTGAAGTATCTATTTTTTGGGATGCATTAGAAGATTTTTATGGGAAGAAATTATCCAATGATTCTTTTTTTGAAGTATTAGACGTGTTCCCTGAGTTTTTTCGCCCAGAAATATTCAGGACATTAAATATGATTAATAATAAAAAGAAAAGAAAATTATGCGATGAAAGTTATATATACACTAATAATCAAGGTCCAAAAAGTTGGACGAAAATGATAAACGATTATTTTAATTATAAATTGGGGTATAAAACGTTTAATGGTATTATTGGTGCCTATAAAGTTCAAGGCAAAATCGTAGAACCAAAACGCACGAGTCATGAAAAATCCGTTAAAGATTTAATTAGCTGTACAAATATTCCGGAAACATCTGAAATATGCTTTATAGATGATTTATATCATCCCTTAATGGATAAAGAAAATGTCAAATATATCCATATTAAACCATACAAATATAATTTAAGCTTTTATGATATGGCAAACAGATATTATGATAAGGTATTATTGAAAAATAAACGCATTACGTTAAATAAAAAACAGATTATCCGAGACGACTTTGTAACACAAATAATATCATTTATGAGGCGATATAATTACAATGTAATAAAAAAAACAGAGGAAAAACAAGCGAATGACATTGCTGAAAGTAAAGGATTGTATACAAATTTAGAGAGTTTTTTAAAATTAAACAAACCAACTAATACGCGAAGAAAAAATACAAGGAAAAATAAAACATTAAAAAAATAAAACATTAAAAAAATAAAACATTAAAAAGCGATATAATGATATAATGATATAATAATATTTATCATTTATATACATATATGGAACGTATAAAACCCGGAAATCAAAGAACAGAAGAATTAAATTCGCGAATAGAACAACGTAATATTCCCAGTCAACAATTACAATCTAGTTTTGGTATTCGGCCTGTTTCAACAAAATATGCGTCAATGCCGCTTATTGACCGACGAGAAATACCAACAGTGCCTATACAAAAACAACCAGCATACAATGTAGAGCAAACATTTAATCCTGGAAGTGCACAAGCTCCTTGGAGTGGATTTGCAAACAACGTGAATAAAGAATCACAATTACGTAACCAATTTTTTGCTCTTCAGCGTGGTGCAGGGCAAGGTGTCTATATTCCACCTAAAAATAGTGATATGTATGAAAGCAAACTGAAACCGGTTATGGACACAACACTTCAACAAAAATTTCCTTATCTATTTGAAAAACAATCTTTTGAAGAATTTCATCCTTGCCCTGAAAATTTGGGTTTAAATATATTTGATAACTGTACCCGACAACAAGTAAAAGAAATACAATAGATAAATCTAATTATAATTTTTACATTTTAAATATATTAACAGTATTTTGTAATAATGTTTCATTTATATCAAGACCAGTGTTTTATTATTAAAACAGGTAAATATATATATAATTAATTTAATAATAATAACGATACATTATGTAATTTATTTATTATATAATGTAAAATGGAGAATGTTATGGCTGAAAATGTAAATGGCGCTGAAAATGTAAATGGCGCTGAAAATGTAAATGGCGCTGAAAATGTAAATGGCGCTGAAAATGTAAATGGCGCTGAAAATGTAAATATAAATAATGAAAAAACAACATTACTTAATATACATTCTGATATAGGAACAAACGCAACATTAAATTTCTTTACAAAACCAACATATTTAACTAAAATTCAAAAAAAATATATTTCTGATAGTAAAAATGACAAAATAAATAATAGTGAAAATATTAAATTTTATAAAAAACGTATTGTATCTCTCTTTAAAGACTTTTTAAAAGACGATGAACCATCAAACTGTAGTTCTGAACTAAAACGTATATATGAATTATTTGTAAACAACTCAATACATTATTTTGAAACAGTTGATAAACAAGATATTATTCAAAAAGAACACATAACAACAAATGAAGAAAATAATAACACGGAGTATAATAATATTTTAGATATGGACACAATACAGACACTTATTGGGGATACTATAGAAGATGCAAATTCAATTATGATGCGTAAAACAGTTGAAATACCAAGTTTAAATAATTATGTTATTCAAAAAACAGAACCAAATAATTCAGATAATGTAAAAAAAATAATACCGCTTAAATTGGATATAGATTTAAAAAACCCTATTCTAAAAACAAAAGGTGTAAGGCCAAAGGGATTGAAAAAAAATGTTAAGAAAAAAGATGAGGATGTGAGTGATATATAATTAATACAAATAAAAGAATAATTTATCTCTATTAATATTAATAGAATGAAGAATAGAAATAGTAATAATCAAAATAAAAAACCCCCACACAAAAAAACACGTAAATTAAGAAATAAAAAGGGCGGTAATAAAAGAAAAAGTAAGGGCAAAAAACATACAAAGAATAATAATTTTAAAAAATTACAATGTGCACCAAGAGTTAAAAAAAACACAGATAATAAAGGCAATTATGATGATAATATAGAGGAGTTTAGTTGCTATACAAAGGATGCTCTTATTAAAATGAAAAATGTATGGAATACTCGTCATAAGACATCACCAATTACCGATACAAAATCAAAAGATATTTGGAATAGTTTAAAAAATAAAATGAAAAATGCATGTTATAATGAATATTGTTGGTTAAAACAAAAATTTATGGAAAATAATTTAAATGATAAACTAACATCATATACATTTGCTCCAAAATCACCACCAAAATGGAAAGAAGACCCAAATACTTGGTTAAATAGTGATGATATTGAAAAAGTAATGAAACAATACGAACATACCTATCCTTGTTTTCGGTTTATTGGTCCAACGCCAATTGATTTTGACACACATATTTATGAAAATAAATGCGTATGGGATGATTTATGTAAATTTGATTTATTAAGTTACATTAAAGATGGTATTAATAAAATTGGAATTATTTTTAACACTGATCCTCATAATAAAAGTGGTGCGCATTGGATTTCATTGTTTATTGATTTAAATAAAAAGTTCATCTTCTTTTTTGATAGTAATGGAACCGAAATACCGAAACAAGTTAAGGAATTCTGTAATAGGGTTATATCACAAGGACTACAAGTTAAAACCCAAAAATACCCTAACGGCATAAGGTTAAAATATGATTTAAATGCGCCATTTGTACATCAAGAAAGTAATACTGAATGTGGTATGTATTCCTTATATTTAATTGTAACGTTATTAAAGGATATACACAAATATACTTTTTTTAAAAAAAATAAAATAACTGATGAATTAATGGAAAAATTACGTAACAAATATTTTAATTCAGATATGTAAACTATAATTATAATGTATATAACTATAGATTTATAAATAATATAAAAATAAGATTGATACTTTTTATATTATACTAAGCAAAAATGACTGCGAATTTATACGATCAAGTTACATCAAACTCAAATAAAAGAATAGTGTGGAAATTACTGTGCGATAATCGTTCATTTGAAGGTATTCCTGATGATAAATCTAATCTTATTAAAGAAATTTTTGATAAAAAAATAAGTCTACTTGCTGAACAAATTAATGAATCATCTGATAGTTTAGTAATTTTGAATAAAAAAATTATTAGTGAAATGATAACGACTGGAAATAAATACAAAACCGTACACCAACCATTAACTACATCTACAACGTCACAGTCTGTTCCTGAAATTTATAATGCGTCCGCTTTATCAGAACAACGTCAACAAATGTTTCAAGATGAATTAAACAAAAAACAAAATGATTTTGAGAGTTTAACACAAGTAAAAATTCCAGACAAACCTAATTTTTCTGATAATTTAGATACACCAATTGGAAGTGAAATGGATTCTATGCTAGCAAAACAAATTGCAATGAGAGAAGAACAATTAAATGGCCTATTAAATGGACAAAATACCGAAGAGGCAAAAAAATGGTTGGAATTATCAAATGTGAATCATTCAAATTCAGTCAATGATACTAATATAAAATTAAAAATTGGAGATGAGATTAATCTTGATTTAAATGGCAAAGGTAATATCAGCACTAGCACTAGCAGCAGCAGCAGCACTAGCAGCAGCAGCAACTCACCAAAAAAACAAGTTAGTTTTTCGGATCATTCTCTAATTGAACCCCGACAAACAGTAGACCCTGATAATTTTATGGCACTCTTAAAGAAAAAACCCGCATCATCAGTGACGGAAACAAATAGAGTTACAGATACAATTAATGGTAAAAATAACAACAATAACAACAATATAACAACAATTCTAAGAGAGATTCTAGATAAACAAAATATAATATTAACACTTTTACAAAAATAATAATTTATTATAACAATAAAATGTATAGTATAATAAATTAAATGAGCAATAATAACGTTACAGATGATAATATATTAAAATACATTGGATATAGTATGCGTAAGCAACAATGGGTTATTATACCTAAAGATAAAAAACGAGATGATACATATGAGTTTTTTGAAGCAGGAGCATCTGCATTCACATATGTCAATCCATCCACCAATAAACTGGTAAAAATTATACATGGACCTCGTTATGATACAGACGACAACTATGTTGATTTTATTAAAGAGTGTGAAAAAGAAATAGAAAATCAACAAAGGGCTTCTGAAAATGGACTAGCTCCTCACATTTATATAAATCAGTCTGGATTTGTTCCAAAAGAAAACTCATTTTACAGTAAGAATGAAACGCCATATTTTTATATTATAATGGAGTATTTATCAAAAAAAAAAGGATGGGAGCGTACATTTATTGGGGATAAACCAGATAGCATATTTTGTAATTATATTGAAAAGTTTGTTTCAAAAACAGGATTAATAAATATTAAAGATCCACAAGCACATTTTTATTATAATGATAAAAAAGACAAAGACAACTTATATATGATTGATTATGGAAATTGCGAAGAATGTGGAATACGTAGTGTATCCAAATGTATAGATTTGATGGCAAGTGTGTTAGGTATAAAGTGCGCAACCAAAAAAACAAAAGGAGGATACCATTATAAAAAACAAAAACGCACAAAACGCACAAAACACACAAAACGCACAAAACGCAGAACTCTCAATAAATATAAATGCAAATATTAATTTATTGTTTGATGGCCTTTATATTTCTTATAACTTATATACATAATTAATAAAAATTAATCTACTCTTCGAACTGGACTTGAACCAGCAACCTTTCGGTTAACAGCCGAACGCGCTAACCAATTGCGCCATCGAAGATTATATTATTTTTTATTAATTAGAAACTAATTAATGGAAAGGTATGTATTTCTATTCCTCTCCATTAATATAAAGTAATTATTCTTTAAATACTTTAATGGTGGATATTTATATTATTATATTCCTTATATTATTATATTCCTTATATTATTATATTCCTTATATTATATATTAATTGCAAAAACAATTTAAAAAAACACCTCTATATAGAGTATATAAATATCACAATCCCACAATTCGCCCCAATGGTGAAATGGTATCATGGCACTTTTCCAAAGTGTTGGCGGCGGTTCGATTCCGCCTTGGGGCAATTACGAGTTATAATTTGGACTAGCTGATTTAGCTCAGTTGGCAGAGCGTTGGTCTTATAAGCAGACACTATCGTGACTTTATTGCAAAGTACGCCAAATGTCATGGGTTCGAGCCCCATATTCAGCATAAAATTATACACTCGTATATTTTTATGGAATCTTATGTATTTTTTTATAACATCACAACAATTGTAATCTTATCTTTTTGCACATTTTCGCTTCATCTAGAAATTGATGTACCGAAATATCAACCATCGTATAATCCACCAATTCTCTTTCTGTTATCACATAGGATAAAAACTTAATTGTTTGTATATATACTTTATATTTATACATCGGTCTCGCGTCCTTTTTATTTTCATTATTTTCAATAAGCGTTTTGCCAAATACTAAACCAAAGTAGATATTATTGTTATTATCATTTTTACATACTTCATTTTCATATAGGTCCATTAACCTTATTTCATTTTCTAATTTTCGGATCACCTTTGTTTTTTTATTAATTGTATCAATACTTTCAGGCGTTGTCCATTTATTCAAAAACTTTACAGCACCATCAGACCATTTAAAATGTGATTGCTGTAATTCTAGCATCATAACACAATCTACAATTCGCCTAATTGGCGATGTAATATGCGTATAGCAATCTAGTCCATTTCCAATCATATAATGTGGCTGTAAGTCACTACGTGAGCAATATTGTCCTGATATGTTATTTAAAATATAATTTAATGTTGGGTAAGGACTGTCTTTAATAATTTCATTTGATTCTTTTTTAGTAGTTGACCTAAATATTCCTCTTGATTTTCCTAATAACATTTTTGCACATTCATGGTTCATTAATAACATACAATATTCAACGACATCGTGGCTATTTTTAATATCATCTATTAAATACTTCGTATTTTTATATTGATCATTTAATTTAGTAACTGTGTTTTGTAATTGTTTATATAATGGCAAATTTAATAATTCCCTACTTTCATATAGATAATTATTTTCAACTTTTATAATGGCTGTATTGTGTTTTACTTTTAAAATTTCATATGTTGACATATCAATGAATACATCTAATACAAATGCAACTCTATCTTCCCCTTCTTTTAAACTACATACATTATCCGATAATATATACGGTATCATCGGAATTTTTTTATCAGGCAAATAAATGGTTGAAACGCGGTCAGTTAGGAAATCCCATAAATTTAAATATTCCATCATCATTGGTACATTTGAAATATAAACACTTAATACGATTTCACTGTTTACTATGCGAACTCCAATTGCGTCATCAATATCTTTACAATCTATTGGATCAATTGATATAATTTGATGATCACGTCTATCTTCTATTGGCTTATCATCACAGTAATAAGGTATTGTCCCTAACGTTGTTTCGCGCAACGATCTTACAATTATTTTATTAAACTGCTGTAAACTATCATTAATATTTTCACACGACATTTTGTATGTTGTGTAATTTTCTATTCTATCTACATCCCCAAAATTATTGGTTAATGTTCCAACTGGATGCTTATCCACCCATTCTTTAACCCGGAATGTAATATACTTATCTTTTTTATTCTTTGAAAATCCGATATTTTTTTCTTCATATGGAATTAAAAAGTATGGTAATGATTTATCATCAGGAACGCATTTATATAATAATTTTCCGTGTTTACTAATGATATTCGCGCGTCCATATGTTTTTCCACTAGTTATTAAAATTCCGTGTATAGTTTCGTTATCTCGGTATCCAGATTTTTTAACGATTGAACCACTTTGATCTACAATATCATTATGAAATAATTTTTTTTCACTAGGTGGTATTGCAAATGTATTTATTATACCTTTATCCTTCTCTTCTTCTTCTTCTCCGCAAGTCCATTCCCATTTTTTATATTCTCGGTCTTTTATAATTAATTTAAATGTAGACATATACACTGCGTATTTGTTATATAGATAGATTTGTTTTTATTATATTTCAATTTTCATATAAAATAACTCATATATAAAAATTATTTTTTAATTATTACTTTAAAATTTCTAATATATAATATCGTTTATTGTTCTCCCCCCTCCGTTCCTGCCGCCAATATTGTTATCATTTCTGGTGTAATATTTGGGTTTTCCTTCGCATAATATAACGGCGTCTTATGATATATGTTTTTAATACTTTTAGCTTGTTCTCCCTT